GAAATACCGATTGCTGCTGGTATTCCGTTGTACATTGGCATCGACTTTGGTTTGACACCGGCTGCTGTGTTTGGGCAGAAGGTGCGCGGTAGGTGGTTAATTCAAGCTGAGATTGTGGCTATTGATATGGGCATTGTGCGTTTTGCTGAGATGCTGCGCCAAGAGATTGCCACTCGTTTTGGCGATCTTGATGTGCATATTTTTGGTGATCCGGCTGGTGACTTCCGTGCGCAAACTGATGAAAGTACACCGTTTCAGATTCTGCGCGGTGCTGGCCTACGCGCACAGCCTACACACAGCAACTCGGTAGATCTGCGTCTTGAATCAGTGTCTAGTAATCTGAATAAGATGGTTGATGGTAAGCCAGCCTTCTTGATTGATCGTCGCTGTCCTACGCTCATCAAAGGATTTGAGGGTGGATATAGCTATAAGCGACTGCAAGTATCTGGTGAAAGGTTTGATGATAAGCCTGAGAAAAATATGTATTCGCACATACACGATGCTCTGCAATATCTGATGCTGGGTGCGGGTGAAGGGCGTCAGCTTATCTCTGGTCAGAAGCCAGCAAGAGCATTTAATGCCAAAAAAGAGTTTGATGTTTTTGCCAGAAAGCCAAAGCAACAAAAACGCAGTGGCTTGTGGGCAAGGATGTAAGATGATACAGGTTAGTAAAGGAGACTGACATGTGCATTGGTGGCGGCTATAGAGGCCCAGCAGTAGATCCAGAAGCAGAAGCTGAACAGAAGCGTAGAAAAGAAGCTGCGCTTTCTGAAAAGCGTGAGCGTAAGCAAGAGGCTCTTGCTGAATCTGTAGAGGCTACAAGCAGGGGTTCTGGTCGTCGGTCTTTAATTACTGGCTCTGGCGGTGGCATGGGCTATTTCAATGAGTATAACAGATGATTGTAAATACTGACGCCGGACAAGCCACATACAGCAACGATAAACTTGCTGGCATGTACATGAAGAAATATGAAAAGGCAAAGTCTCTACGAGAGAACTTTGTCGATTTGTTTGAAGAGTGTTACGAGTATGCGCTGCCACAGAGGGAGTCGTTTTACTATGAATCAGTTGGTCAACGTCGAGATGATAAAATCTTTGATGAAACAGCCGTTGTCGGTGTTCAAGAGTTTGCATCACGCTTGCAGCAGGGTTTGGTTCCGAACTTTGCACGATGGGCAGACTTTCGTGCGGGATCTGAAGTCCCGACTGAAACACGCGAAAGCGTCGATAATGAACTTGATGAAGTAACTGAATACGTCTTTGAGGTAATTCAGAACAGCAACTTTGGTCAGGAAGTGCATGAGTCTTTCCTTGATCTAGCGGTTGGTACTGGTGTGTTGTCTGTATCAGAGGGCGATGCAATCAACCCAATTATGTTCTCTGCTGTGCCATTACCGCATGTAGTGCTGGACACTGGGCCTGATGATCGCATCGATCATGTGTATCGTGAGCGTCAGGTACGCGCATCCGATGTGCCGCTGATGTACAAGCAAGCCAAGATTGGCAGCAAGCTACAAAACAAGATCAAGATGGCACCTGATGATAAGGTGAAGATCCTTGAGGTTGTAGCTAGAGATTACTCAGTAAAGAACGACGAAGCCTATTTATTCTATGCTATTGACTGCACAAACAAGGAAATAGTCAGAGAGGAAAAGTATCGTGGTGTGGGGTCAAATCCTTTTATTTGCTTCCGCTGGTCGAAGTGCAGCGGGGAAGTCTATGGACGCGGGCCTCTCATCAATGCGCTTAGCGCTATTAAGACTACTAATCTTACGATTGAGCTTATACTTGAGAATGCGCAAATGGCTATCTCAGGTATCTACCAAATGGAAGACGACGGAGTAGTAAATCCTGACACGATTAGTCTTGTGCCGGGTACTGTTATTCCAAAAGCTGCTGGCTCTCGTGGTCTTGAGCCTATTCGTGCAGCCGGTTCATTTGACGTAGCTAATCTTGTTCTATCTGATATGAGGCTGAATATTAAACGAGCCTTGTACAATGACATGCTTGGTAATCCTGATCGAACCCCAGCTTCTGCAACAGAAGTTGCAGAGCGTATGGCCGACCTGTCGCGTCGTATTGGTTCTGCTTTTGGGCGACTCCAAGCAGAGTTGGTACAACCTGTTCTTCAGCGTGTAGTTTACATCTTGAAGAAGCAGGGGCGTATTGAACTGCCAACAATCAATGGCAGGGAAGTAAAGGTTCGCTCTGTATCGCCACTTGCACAGGCACAGGCAAACCAAGACATTACATCTGTGGCGCGTTGGCTTGAGTTGGTTCAAGCAACCTTTGGCCCACAAGTTGTGCAGATACTTATTGATTCAGAAGAAACAGCAGCATACCTCGGTAAGAAGTTTGGTGTGCCAGATTCATTGATCCGCGACCTTGAGGAACGCAGACAGCTTGTGGCTTTGGCACAACAGTATGCACAGACTCAACAGGGAGCAATGGGTGGCGCAGAACAAATACCTCAGCCTTGATGGCTACCAGCGTGGTCGTCCAGACGATGAAAAGATAAGCATCAACATAGCTGCCCTGTTCAAAGATGAACTTGGCAAAGATGTGTTGAAGTATCTTAGATCAATCACAATAGAAGCAGTTAATGGCGCAGCAGTAACTGATGCGGAGTTGCGCCATATGGAGGGGCAGCGATACATCGTGGGCCTAATAGAGTCGCGCATCCGGCATGGTCAAAAGGTGAAATCAAATGAATGAAGTAGAAGCAACAGCAGAAGACTCTGGCATTGTAACCGAGGGTGGCAATCCATTGATGGAGCCAGAAGCGGCACCCGATCCGCTTGCTGCGCTGCCTGAGAAGTTTAAGTCTATCGATGATCTGGTTGAGTCCTACTCTAATCTTGAGAGCAAGATTGGTGCTAAGGAAGAAACATTCCGCGATCAGTTTATGAAAGAGATGGAAGAGCAAGCCTATGCGAACAGGCCAGCCGATGTTGGTGACTATGTTCTTCCCGATAGCATTGATGACGAAATGGCAACAGACAATGATTTGTTGCAGTGGTGGGCAAAGACTGCGTTTGAGAATGGCTACAGTCAGGATGAGTTTGCTGAAGGCATTGAGATGTATGCACAGGCAATCAATGCTGATGTGCCTGACTATGATGCAGAGGTTGCAAAGCTGGGCGACAATGCTAGCGCAAGAACTGAAGCGGCTAGTTTGTTTGCCAATCAGTTCTTTCCAGACGAAATGCTTGGTGCTGTAGAGCGTATGTGTGAGACAGCAGAAGGCATTATGGTGCTTGAGCATGTCATGGAAGCCATGCGTGAGGGCGGCCCATCAAACGGAGCGGTTGAAGTTTCACGTGAAACAGAGGCTGATCTGCGCCAGAAGATGCTTGATCCACGCTATCACGATCCTGCGCGTAGAGATCCAACCTTTGTGAAAGAGGTTGATGATGGCTTCAAGCGTATATTCTCAAATGGCTAATGAAGTCATACGAGTTGGTAGGCTCTCGTTAATCAAAAGCCTACCCGAACATGCAGAGCGTGTTGCTGACAACATGCGCAAGGCTGATGTAAGGGAATGCTATATACACAACCTTACCCCACTTGAGGCTTTGACTGAGCCATTTGTTATTGATGGGGCAGTAACCTACACACTTAGGCTTGATGAAACGCCCATTGGTATGTGTGGAAATGTGCCAATAGATGATGTCCACGCTAGAATCTGGCTACTTGGTACTAATGGAATCAACTACAACTTCCGTCCGTTCTTACGCGGCTGTCGTGCAACGATTGATTTGTTGCAGGGTAGCTTTGCCAGCGTTGAAAACTATGTGCCAGTGGATCATCACGATACGATTATGTGGCTAAGTTGGTGCGGGTTTACCTTCGATGAAACTATGTATGAAATAAACAGTCACACCTTTATGCGATTTGAGCGTTGCGCTGTAGATAAAAATGATGGTATTGGTGAATTAAGTCGGCCTGTAATGCACTGAGCGACCCGCAAGGACAATCGCGTTGAGGATGCCAAACAGATAACCGTCAATGTGTAAACAACCTTTGAGGACTGTAAAATGGCGAACACTATTGATGTCGCATTCATTAAGCAGTTTGAGTCTGAGGTACACATGGCTTATCAGCGTATGGGTTCCAAACTGCGGAACACTGTGCGTATGGCAAACAATGTGACTGGCTCGACTGTTCGATTCCAAAAGATTGGTACTGGCACCGCTTCTACCAAATCACGCAACGGCAACGTAACCGCAATGGAACTGGCGCATACGCAAGTAGAAGCCACCATGGCTGACTTCTATGCTGCTGAGTACATTGACAAGCTGGATGAACTCAAGATCAACATCAACGAGCGTCAGGCTGTAGCACAATCTGCTGCTGCCGCACTTGGGCGTAAGACTGATGACATCCTGTACACAGCAATGGACGCTGGCGCTAACTCAACTCAGATCCACGACGCATCATCTGCTCTTGAAAAAGCCGATCTGCTGTCACTGTTTGAGACATTTGGCACAGCAAACATTCCAGAAGACGGTCAGCGTTATCTGGCAATGCACCCGAAGGGTTATGCTGATCTGTTCAACATTACTGAGTTTGCATCGTCAGACTTTGTTGGTGAGCAGAATCTTCCGTTTGCTGGTGGCATGACAATGAAAGAGTTTCTTGGTTTCAAGATCTTCTCAACGTCAGCGATCACTGCCGGTAAGAACATGGCGTATCACACTTCAGCTATTGGTTTGGGCATCAACGCTGATGTCACGACTGAGATCAACTATGTCGCAGAAAAAGTATCACACCTTGCAACCTCGATGATGTCGATGGGTGCAACTGTTATCGATGATAACGGTGTGTACGAAGTTCTGGACAACAACTAAGAGGAGAACAGTTAAATGGCTTATTCAGCTTCTGGACTCACAAATATGGCTACCGGTGGTGGCTACAATATGTGGTTCTACTCCTCAACTGATGCTCTGAGTGCTGTTCGTGCATCAGGCTACTTTAACGATGCTGCTGGCATGATGAATGTCGGTGATGTTGTTTTTGTCTATGATAGTGATGCGCCTACTCTTGGCATTTCAGTTGTGCTTTCCAATACTGGAAGCGTGGTTGATATTGCTGATGGTACAGCAATTACTGTCACCGACACCGACTAATAGGGAGAGGGGGCTTCGGCCCCCTCTACTGA